GTAGATGTTGCGGTAATGGATGTTTACATTGTCCATACGAACCAAAACATGAAAGAGGAAATATAAACCTACAAGAAAAATCACTGAGTAATCGGTGATTTTTTTTATTTATATAAAATAATACCACATTATATTTATTAGATATGGCAGATGGTACAACTTATGGTGTTAATTTTCCTTTTAGAGTTAGTCAACAAGGGTATTATTTTTCTCTTTCTCAAACAACTGACGAAGAAATAAGGTCTAGTTTGTTACATTTAATATTAACTAGAAAAGGTAGTAGGTATTTTTTACCTGACTTTGGAACTAGAATATATGAGTTTATATTCGATCCTTTAGATGGAGAAACGTTTGAAGGGATAAAATCAGAAATACAAGAGCAGGTAGAAAAGTATATACCAAACCTTATAATAAACGATATTACTGTAACACCGTATTTAGACTCAGAAGAGGTGCCGGGTGAGATAAATCAAGAACTTTTGGGGACATCTGACATTTATAGAGTACCGGGAGCAAATACACAAGAGTATACCGCTAAACTCAGAATTGATTATGTTAATAACAATAATGCTTTTGGGTCAAGGGAATTTATAATAATTAATATATAATATGGCAACAAATAAGATAAATTACACAAGTAGAGACTTCGAAAGTTTAAGACAAGATTTAATTAATTATACACAACAGTATTATCCTGAAGTAATACAAAACTTTAATGACGCATCTATATTTTCGGTTTTGATGGATTTAAATGCCGCTATTGGTGATAATTTGCATTTCCATATAGATAGAAGTATTCAAGAAACAGTATTACAATATGCTCAACAGAGATCTTCAATTTATAATATTGCAAGAACTTATGGATTAAAAGTACCGGGATTTAGACCGTCTGTTGCTTTAATAGACATATCAATAACAGTACCCGCATTAGGTGATAGCGAAGATACAAGATACTTAGGGTTATTAAGATCAGGCGCTCAGTTTAATGGTGGTGGAGCCACTTTTGAGACCGTATATGATGTAGATTTTTCTACCCAGTATAATAACGAAGGTGTCGTGAATAGAACAAAAATACCAAACTTTGATACTAATAATAATATTATAAATTATACAATAACTAAGAGAGAAGTGGTTGTTAATGGTGTTACTAAAGTTTTTAAAAGAGTTGTTAATACACAAGATGTAGTACCATTTTTTAATTTCTTTTTACCTGAAAAGAATGTTTTAGGTATTACCGGCATAATTCAAAAAGATGGTACAGAATACCAATCAACACCAAGCTCCACAGAGTTTGTTACATCACAAAGTAAATGGTATGAAGTTGACGCATTGGCAGAAGATACGGTCTTCATCGAAGACCCAACAAAACCTGTAGATAATGCTGGTGTTAAAGTCGGAAAATACCTTAAAACTGATAATAGATTTATTACCGAATATACACCTGAAGGTTATATGAAAATTCAGTTTGGCGGAGGAACTACAACACCAAACCAACAACTACAACAATTTGCAAGGGCAGGAACACCATTGAATATACAAAAATATCAAAACAACATAGGTTTAGGTTTAACCGTCACACCAAATACCACTCTTTTTGTACAATATAGAGTTGGTGGTGGTGCGGTTGCTAATGTTGGTGTAGGAGTAATTAATCAGGTTGGCACAGTAAATTTTGCAGTAAACGGTCCTTCAGACAATGTAAATACCAATGTAATTAAATCATTAAGGGCGAATAATGTTACTGCTGCTGTTGGAGGAGCAAATCCACCTACAACCGAAGAGGTTAGAAATATGGTTTCATTTAATTTTGCGGCACAAAAAAGAGCAGTAACTGTAAATGACTATAAATCTTTAATTGATACAATGCCTGGTAAATTTGGTGCACCAGCTAAAGTGGCCATAACTGAAAATAATAACAAAGTAACCGTTCAGATACTTTCATATGATACGGATGGAAATTTAACACAAGTAGTGCCCGATAGTTTAAAATCAAACTTAGCGACGTACCTTTCTAAATACCGAATGGTTAATGACTACATCTCTATTGATATTGCAAAAGTGGTCGACTTAGAATTTGAAATTTCAATTGTGATTGAAAATAATACATCACAGAGTGAAATTATAACTGACGTTATTGATCAAATATCGACATACATGAGACCCGGTAATAGAGATTTAGGTCAAAATGTTAATGTATCTGACATTAGAAAATTAATTCAAAATACCGCAGGCGTTGTGACTTTAGCGGATTTAAAAGTTTATAATAGGGTTGGTGGGTTATATTCGTCATCAGAAACTTCACAAAGATATTCAGATAAAGAAACAAAAGAAATTGAATTGGTTGACGATACAATATTTGCAGAACCTGACCAAATATATCAAATAAGATTCGATAGTAGAGATATTAACATTAGAGTTAAACAACTTCAAGCTACCGACTTTTCTTAAATCCCTTTATTTTATTTTAATTGAGGTTTAGTTTTGTAAAAAGACTAAATTAACTATTTATTTTAAAAGAAATAATGACTAAAACATATAGAATTAGAACAACACCTGGTGATGATAAAAATATAAGAATCAATATCAATCAGGATTTCGATTTTTTAGAAATTCTTTCTTTAAAGCTTAGACAAGATGATGTTTACACTAGATTTTGTGCTGACTACGGTGTAGTTGTTGGTAGAGTTATAACAAACGGAGGTTATGGCATACCAAACGCAAATATATCTGTATTTGTACCGCTTTCCGCCGAAGACGAAACAGATCCTGTTATTTCTACATTATACCCATACAAACGTATCGAACAAAAAAATGAAGATGGTTATAGGTATAATTTACTACCATATGTAAAAGAGTACGAAGGGCACACACCAACAGGAACTTTTCCCGATAGAGAAGACGTTTTAACTAGAAAAGAAGTTCTTGAGGTTTATGAAAAATATTATAAGTACACCGTAAAAACAAATGAAAGTGGTGACTTTATGATTATAGGGGTACCATTAGGTATACAGACAATTATGATGGATTTAGATTTATCTAACATTGGTTGTTTTTCTTTAGGACCAGCCGACTTAATAAGATTAGGTAGAGGTGCTGCTGGACAGTTTAACGGTAACAGGTTCAAGGCATCAACAGACTTAGATTCATTACCACAAATAGTTAATCAAAAAAAAGATATTAATGTTTCATCTTTTTGGGGTGAACAAGAAATATGTGATATAGGCATCACAAGAGTAGATTTCGATTTAAGAGATTTAGGAATTGAAATTAAACCACAAGCAATATTCATGGGGTCCGTTGTGTCTTCAACAGAAGAAGACTTCTTAAAGGCTAATTGTAAACCTAAAAAGAATACAGGTAACCTTTGTGATATGACTACCTCATCAGGTAAAATTTTAGCATTAAGACAAACAATTAACTATGACACAACAGGAAGACCAATACTTGAAAGATTCTCATTACCTGAAGGTGGAAATGTAATCGATGATGACGGTACGTGGTTAGTAGAAGTACCAATGAACTTAGATTACGTTATAACAGATGAGTTCGGTAACCAAGTAATTTCAAATGACCCTAGTGTAGGTATACCAACAAAAGGTAAATATCGTTTTAGAATACAATATCAAAATGAGGACGGACTTAATAATGACATTTTAAGGGCCGATTATTTAGTACCAAATATTAGAGAATATGGGTGGACAAGTGCGGGTGTTTTTTCATCAGTAAACCAAACAGAACAATTAAAATCATATGCATTTAGTTTGGATTGGAATGATTACGCAGACCCACAAGCTGCGATTGATTGTGAAGACTCATTTTATGAGTTTACATATAATAAGGTTTATACCATTTCAAACTTTATTGACAGATGGAAATGGGGAACAAATAGAAGTAGACATTTAGGTATTAAAGAAATTACAGACAGAGCTTGTACCACAACAAATAATAGGTTTCCTGTTAATGACGGGGTGAAAAATTTTGATTTCATATTTTTCCTATTCAATTTAATGATAACTATTTTTACACCCGTATTCATAGTATTAATACCTGTAATACACATTTTAGCATTTTTACTACCGATAGTAAAATTCTTTTTAATTGTTGTAGTTCCGGTATTATTTGGTTTTCTAACTTATGGTTACTTTCAGGATGCGATAACCGCTTTGGGTACTATCGCTCCGGCACCTGGTTTTATAGCTTGGTCATTTGCAAAGGCGATATTGATGGGTCTTTTTACTTTAGGTTACACAGCTTTAGTTATAATAAAATTTAAAGATATTGTTGGATTTAAATTTAAAGGAATTAACCTACCTATGATGTCATATCCTGACTGTGAATCGTGTCCATGTGATAGTCCTGATTTAGATACTCCTGACATTAAAGGTAATTTAATATCTAGTGAAGGTGGTAACTCAGAATCAACAATTGGTTCATACACGGTCAACAATAGAACTAATGGTTCATTTTTGGCTGACACCAATACAGGACCAACTTGGGGAGCATTATCAGGACCAATAAATGGTGCAGAACCCGCACAATTAAATCCTGATGATTATCAAGGTAATGAGGCAACAAGACAATCTAAATATCAAGCGGATTTAAACGGATACAGGTATTCAATTGCTGGGTATCCAACATCACCTGAATTTGGTGCCCCTGTAACTTATATTTTTTCTAATAATTCTAATAATATATATTTACCTGCTAGAGATATAACATATTCACAATCATTAAATTTGGCTAATGTAAGAGCTAGATACTTTGATGGTACTAACGTTATACAAACAAAAGTTAATAATGGTAACGCACCATCAACACCATTTGAAGATAATATGTTGATATTACTTTGTGATCCAGGGACTATAAATCAATATACTACAGGTTCTTTATTAAGTTTTGTTGACCCTAATAATATTTCCGATAATAATTTGAACGGAGCAATTCAAAATCAATTTGGGAATAATTCTATTACAGGTACGACACAAACAGCAGTAACAGTTAATTCACAATATATAAATACCAACGGAAATACAGTTCCATATACTCTTTATTTAACTGCAAGTACAACAGAAAGAGAGTATAAATATAAGGCTGGTAATGAATATTTCCAAGTTGTAACTGGTATGACCGCAGGAGACGTTAACAGTATGATTACTTCAAACACTAATGGATTATTGTATAAATATTTTATTAATAAACTTCAAAGAACCTACTACCAACCATCCACCGGAGGAAATCCTATTTTGTTATCAATTAATCAGTTAAAATCAACTGGAACAGATATATGGCCAAAATTTGAAATTTTATTTTTAGTTAGAGGTGTTGATCCTTACACTGAAAAACAAAATATTAAATATGATTTATCAAAACTATTTGGTCATTCTTCTTTTGGTAGTGGGCCAATAATTGAAGGTAGTTATTTTTTAAATGTACCAATACAACCAAACACAACTAATGGGGGTTCTTGGTATAATAATTATATAACACCAGAAGATCATACAATCAACTTAAATTCAAAAATTTATTATAATCCATTCAATTTTAATGTTGATACTACAAGTTTTTCACCTGTAACTTCTTCAGTTATAAAATATTATTCATCTCTAGATAAATCTAAAGCGTTATTTGTCCCTGCCGGTGGTAACGCATTAAGTTATTACTTTGGTACTGCCGCGGTTTCTGAAAACGGTAATAACAGCCTATTTTTTAATGGAACCACCTACCAAAATAATGTTGAGGGGGGATCATTTATAGGTTGTTCTAATAATGCCGGTCAAATAAACGGACCGTTTAGTTCGTATAATGGTAGAGTTTATGCTCCTACATATTCATCGTCACTATCTGTAACAATAACATCATCAAACCCAAAATTAATTTTACGGTCAGATAGGTTACCAACATCAGATAAAATACAAACATACGGTAATAACTCATTATCCCTACATATGAATGATAGTTTTGCAGCGTATATTTTAGACGATTCGTCCTCACCTTCAAATCCGACTGAAGGAAATACTGCAACAGACACGTCAAATAATTCAGCTGATTTTCCTGGAGATCAACCAAGTTTCGCCGATGCGGTATTAGATTCTTTCAGTTGCGAATCTATGGTACCGCTAAGATGTTATAATAGTGCTTTAGATAATAACGGTGACCCAACAATAACCGTTTTAGACCCATGTGATAAAAATGAAGATCCTGTTAGAGTTAAAAATGGTTGCTACCAGTTAATTAAAAAACCATATGTTATAAATCTTGGAAAAGATATCCAAAACTTTTTAGAATGGAAAACTAGATTTAGATTTATGTTTGGTGCGTGTAGAGGAGTCTTTTCACATGTTTTTCAAAATAATTGGGTTAATGGTACTCTTTATATGTTTTCGTTTAAAAAACAAACAATATTTAGTGTTACAGGACAACCAAAAAAATATAAGTTTTGTGGTACTTTGGATAATTTGTATAGAGAAGGTCAGGGACCTATTTTTTATACCGAAACAACAACTAATTCTTTTTTCTACAGATCCTCACCATATGATGGAAATAACTTTGTTGGTCAAGTAGCTCAAAAGTCAACATATAGTAACCCAAACACGTATACAAATGCGGATGTAGAATTTGGCGGAATGAATGAAAGGAATTTATTTTTCCCCACCACAATTATGGATATGGGACCAAGAGATGAGTTCTTAAAAGAAATATGTAATAATAGCTCATTTCAAGGATATATTGCCGACACTTTAAAATCCACGTCTTTTAATGATACTGCGGATATTTTACAATTAGCGATTATTTCTAGATTAATGAATAGTAATTGGTTAGGGGCTTTGTTTAATGCTGGTGACGCATCAATTAATAAAATGTTTTCACGTACAGAAGATAGGCTTGATGGTGATATTGTACAATTATTTAGTATAAACTCTGAATATGGTGTACAACCTTTTGGTGATGATAATTATGACGATCAAGATTTATATGTGCAAGCAACAGGAGACGCAACTGTAGGTATTTTCTTTTCATCGGATACTGTTAATAGAAAATTAATTAGTCCAGGAACTGTAACTTTTTCTATTACACCATCACTAAATTTTTATTATGGTTTCCCTAAATCGCAAGAAGTTCCATTATATAAATGGAAATGGGCCACACAAACATCTATTTTTGGTTCAGAATTAAATGATTGGTATACAACAGCACCTTATTACTCACAAAAATATCAGTCATTAAATTTTACAACACAAACACCACCAGGTGTTTCACCATATTTTAACACTACTAACACTGGTCAGTTAGGTTATATCTATAATTCTGATGCTAATGGGGACACTTTATCAACATGGTCTTCCGCATTTATGGATAAAAATATTGTTGGAGCACCATACCATTTTTACTTTGGTTTAAGAAAAGGAAAAAGTGCAATAAACAGATACATTACAAGATATATTTTAAATCAAGATGTCTAATCCGAGTGAAATAAGAATAGTTTTAGGGTCCCTTAGATACGCATCTAATAACAATCAAGGGGTATGGGTGCAACCACCACTTTTTGGTAGTAACCGTCAATATGTCGAAGGAGATAGGACAATACTTGTTGACCAACAAGTTATTTTTGATAACGAAAGACAATCAAGTGATAAATTTAGAATTGCGGGAAAAATTGTAAACGTAATTAATAATGACGTATCAGGTAAAACATCTTATTCACCATATAAAAATAATTTATATTACACTAACCCAATTAATAATGCTATTTCATCACTTTTAAACCCTACTTTTCCTTGGGAAGGATACCCGCAATTTAATGAATTTACTATAAGTAGAAATGAGGGAATACCTGGTCATATTCCTTTTGTTAATAAAAGTGCCTCTTCATATAATTGGTCTTTTTACTTGACATACGCTTTCTCAAGCACCACCGCACAAACAATGTCGTTTACTAGTGAACAATTTAATGTTACAAACAATAACTTTGTTTGTGGTGATGGGGTACCATACGTACTAACAACAGGTACACTTAATGGTAAGAGTTTAATTTATTTTTATTGTGGTACAAAGCATAATTTAAAAGTTGGTGATTCAGTTGAATTGTCGGTACCTATTAATAATCAAAAAATATTTACTGTATATTCATTAGGGGACGGTGCTTATAATTCAGAAGAAAACGTATTTACAATCTACGATTTGAAGTTTAACCCAAATGACGTTCAAACAGGAACATACGGCACATTAAAACGAATAGCTAACATAGTAAATTCGGCAGAAACCAAATCAATTTATTATGTAAGACTCCATAAAGTTATAAAAACACCAAACGAGTGTAATATATCGAGAGCGGGTTTTGAAAATAACCCATTCTTTGTTAAGAAAAAAGTTGAGTACGCAGAAATCACACCAAATCAAACAGAAAGGTTATCAGTAAAAGATGGTACACAAACTTATTCGTTCACATTTGATACCGATGTATCTATCGCAGGACTTATCGATAATAATGGAAAACCTATTACTGAACTATTTGTTACTGCTGTCCAAAGAGGTTATATGGGTTGGTTTAATAAACCTTTTTTTAATCAGAATACACAATTAACGGGTTTAGAAATTGGGTGGGGGTTTAATTTTTTAAAAAATAGTATTGATAACTGGTGGAGTAAAAACTCGGCGGTTAATAAAGATAGTATCCCGATTGGTTCGTATAATTCTAACGGACAAACATTTTATTATAATGAACATTTAAATGTTAATGACGTATTAAAAGGTGATTTTTGTGAATTTAATTATTTAGAACAAAAAGAATATGTATTATCTAAAATGTACCATAAGTATTCATTTAATGATTTATATTTTTCAGACAATTCAACACCTAACTTACCTTCAGGTTATCTTTATGAACCACATAATCCCATACAAATAAGGACCTTTAGTGATTATTTAGAATTTGGATCAAAAGAGTTTAGTGATAACGTACCTGGATATGCTTGGTTTAGTGAGTTTGAAGATACTTGGTATTGGAGGGATTTATACACTTATGGTTTTATTGATAATGACGGTATTGGTGTCGATTATCCGTTTTTAAATGGATCACATTACCCATTCAGAGACATTTTATTTTTACAATACCCAATACAAAGAGATAACAATGTTCAATCCACCATAATAAACAGAATAACAAATGACGATTGTGAATAATAATAATTTTAGATACGCAGTTTCACCAAATGATAGGTCTTTGAATATTCCTGTTAATATAACCTTCGATAACTTGGGAAGGGAGGAAGGCATTGTTGAGTTTGAAAACGATGTCTTAAAAGATTTAATTAATAGTATTAATGACTTTGAAACAACAAAGTTCGCCAATTCTACATATCCATTATTACCAAACAACACGGATATAAATTATATTTTTTCTTTCTTCGACCCAATTAATACCATACTAAGTGCACCGTCAACCGCTTGGTCGGACAATTATAATAACACGGGGTTTTTTGATAATGAGATATATTATTTTGCCAATTCATTTAAAAATAGTTTTTTCAAATTAGATTTATATGATACAAAAACAAATGAAAACCAAAGAGCGTTTATAAGTATAGTAATACCAACACAACAAGGTTTAAAAAAACAAGGAACCATTGGTTTTACAAATGTTCAAGTAAATAAACCATCATTTGTTTTAGATTATATTGGTGCAGATAAAGAAGGGTTTTTTATATATTGGTTAAAAGAAAGAGAATATATTGACATTTCAGAATTTTATATGACGGCAAAGTTTTTTAATGGTAAAACAGGTCAATTTATAAGATTTATGAATGAACCACAATCAATATTTAATGGTAACGATAAATTTAATTTCGATAAAAGCCAATATTTTTATTATAAAGTTATTTTAGATTATAGTAACTACGAATATGGTGTCTATAAAGAACAACCACAATTAAATCAACCACCATCTCTTGTTAGGGTGGGTGATTCGGCTAACCCCATAAAATGGTATGAATACGTTAACCCATAATGGATGAAATAAGATATAGTATAGTAGTATCGCCTGAAAATTTAAAAAGTGATATTTTTACCGAAACCTATAGTAGTGATCACGGTACTAACATATTTGGTATTTTTTCAGGTATGTCATATGTTTTAAGTGGAGGAACGAATGGTCAGTCACTACTTACAGGTTTAACTATACCTATATTTTTTACTCAAACAATAAATGATTTAGGTATTTACTCAGAATTTGATGGTGATTTATTACAAAAAGATATATTAACAAACTTTTTATATAGTGCTGATACAAACTCACCTTATGATGTATATGCCTTTAATACATCAGGAGATTTAACAGTTTCATTCCTTTCCTTTTCTAAATTTTTTATTAATTGGGGCGACGGATCCCCAACACAACAAATATCAAATCAACCACTATTACATAACTATATAAATTCACCTGATAGTTATACAATTTCATTTTCAGGTATAAATACTTGGGGAACAACAGTGATACAAAAGGAAATATTTGTACCACTTACCGGTGTAACAATTTCTAATTTAGAAGGTACCGTTACATTTACACCACAATCAGGAAATTGGTCAGGTATACCAACAACATATAATTTTAATTTTACTGGTGATTCTCAGAACAATTATCAGGCGCAAGTTTCAAGTACATACACAAACACGCCTTTTGTGGTAAGTGGTTACACAACTTCTAAGTTAACCGACCTAAAAAGATACGGACCAACTAAGTACACAATTGGGTATCAGTTTATAAAAAATAACCAAGTATTTGGTCAAGTTGATGATATAACACCAGATTTTACAGAATACACAATTAATGGAATTAAGTATTATGATTTTCCTGATGGAAAAACTTTATTTTTTGTATTTAGTTCAGGTTTTACTCAGGATAATATAACATTATCGGCGATTACAAAAAATGAGAGACTTTTAGATTTTGTAATGGATCCTGAAGTACAATCAAATGTTTATATAGAAAGAGGTAAGTATTCTGCTTTCGAACCACTACAAAGATTAGGTGAAGTCGATAATATTGGTGACTTAACAAGATATGGTTACAACTATTATAAAATTAATACCGCTTAAAAAAAGCACATAAACTATTTATAAAATAAAAAATGGCACTTGGAACATATGGTATTGTAAGACCCGCAGATGTATCACCTGAAGATGTTGATATATATTTACATTATACCGAATCAAGGGATGTAACAGATAACTTCACGTTAAAAAAATTAAATGCATCAAACATATTAACGCCTTATTTTCATAATGCGAATACAGGTGGGAATGCGGATTTAGAAATACTTGGTGGATTATACAATTTGAAATTACCCGTTACTGAATTTACAAGAAAAGGAATTTACACCTTAATGATAAGACCCGCAGAGATAAGAACAACAATTTTAGATTGTGGGGTTTTATCCGCACTACCAAATGTAAAAGGACTTATAGTTGATATAAACCAAGTACCTAGTCAGTTTAGAAATAAGTTCGTCAACCAAGGTTTGGTTGGGTTTAGAGTTGAATACCTAAACGATAATGGTACTAAAATTACAAACTTTTATAGAATTGTAACATCCTCTTTTTATTGTGAACCGGTAATTAGTGATCAAACAAACACATCACAAAAAGCAATTAGATATAGATATGTCGATACACCAACAGATTTGTTGTTTTTAACTCTTTCACCTACATCGGCACCAACAAACAAACCAACGGCAACACCATTTATTGGTCAACCTAATCAGAATATAATAATTACAAACACATTTTTTAACCCAATAACAATAGACATCCAAATGGCTGAACATGATATCGATACGTTAGCAATAGCACTATACGGTAATCAAACTAAATCTATGGAAGATGGTATTTACACAATGTACGACACTTCAGGTAACATTTACAAACAATACAACCTATTTGAAATAAGGGATAATTTCAATGAACTACTTTATGAAGTTAGACAAGATAGAGGTAGTAACATTGATTTTAGTAAAAACTTTACAAATATTATTAGTTAATGGCTAAAAAGAAATTTCAATTCCCACCGGCACCTCCTGTAGGTAGCGACACACCTTTCGATAATATTGTTGGTATACAACAAACAACTGGTGGTGGGCTTACTTTAGGTACTTTTGAATTTACAAGAGGTATCTATGAAAAGGTTAACCGAAAGTTCGATCAAGGTATTTTTTCTAAGAAATACAATTTAGAAAATCTAGATATTACTGATATTGCCGAAACTAAAAGGTTAATACAAGAAAACTTTAAAGTTTATCCTAATTTTGATATATCGCAAGTAACTAGCTTTACATTATATGGGTCATTACAAAAAAGAATATCAACATCAGTAACAAAAATAATTAATTATTTTCCGGCAGCTTTAGAGGTTTATAGTGCAACGACAAACTTAACAACAGGTCTTACAGTAACAAATATTTTTTACGATCCGATAGAAGATGAAACTGAATTAGAAGTGGATGCTGCATTTGCAAGAAACCCTTTTGAAATAGACTATAGTGTTAATTCAGCAAGGAACATAGAAGTTAGACCAATGAAAGTGTCTAAATATAGAGATTTAACAAATGAATTTACAAACTATTCTTTATGTGTTGGAAACGTAGACAATGAATTTCAAATACTTGAACTAGAACCGACAGACAAAGTTGGAAGTGGATATATTTTTATGGTAGTTAAAGGCAACCCATTTTCTGGTCAGAATGACAGTACAGAAACGGTTATAATAAAACCAAATAAAATGAAAACCCAAGAAATACTAAAAAATGATTTCGATGAGGTTGAAAAATTTTTATTGAATACCGAAACATTCCCTAAGTATACCGCATCTTTTAGTTATCCTGAATATTCTGATGATGGTGCTTATGTTACAAAAATAAAAAAAATTACTTGGCCCATAAATGGATTGTGGAATTTGGACATTATATCTTCAAACTTTGAGACTTATTTGGATTCACTTAATTTAGTATGTGAAAACTTAGATGAATTTAAAACTAATTTAATATCTAGATTTCTCATAACTGGTTCACTTAAAGACTTTGACACTTCAGATCAAAGAATGGAGAAAATACTTCAAATATATGGTAGAAGTTTTGATGAGGTAAAAAAGTTTATTGACGCGTTAGCTAATATGAATTCAGTAAACTATAAAATTCAAAATGACATACCATCGGTTCTTTTAACTAATTTGGCACAAACATTAGGGATGAATACCAATATATCACCAATTAATAATGAAGACCTATTAAACTCACTTTTTAAAGTACCAACAGAAAGTATTTATCAGGGGCAATCTCAAGATTCAACTCCACAGGAACTAAATTATCAATATTATAGAAATTTAATATTGAACTCAGCGTATATGTTTAAATCTAAAGGAACAAGACAATCTTTAGAATATATTATGAGATTCATAGGTGCTCCTGAAGCTTTAACAGAGTTTAATGAAATTGTTTATTTGGCTGATACTAAAATTAATGTAGATGACTTTAAAGAAGAGTATGTTAATATAAGTGCTGGATCAGTATATGTCGAAACACCTGTTTTGGATCCAACAAATACGTTTTCAATTCAGGGGGTTGTTTATACAGGGTATACAACTGATGGTGTTATACAAAATAATTTATTTGGTGAGTCTGATTTCCCAATAGACGACAACGGTTTCCCTAAAACACCAACAACCACGGGTGATTATTTTTTTCAAAAAGGATCGGGATGGTTTGAACAAACACCAAAACACAGAGCACCACAAGAAGTTGATTTAGAAAATTCAGAATTAAACCAAAATAACCCTTTAGTTATTACTAAACTAAAACCTTATAGTTTTGGACAAGAATTTTTAGATAGATATAGAAAGTTTCCTTTTTTAAATAAAGGGTATACGATAACTAAAATTTCAGATAATCAAAAATCGTGGCCATCAACGTCCACCGGAGTTAGAAAAAACGACGTAAATTTTAATGGTGTAAATTATACCGTACAAGACGATAGATTAGTTATAAATTCAAAAAACATAGAATTAAACGTAAATGTTGGACAAGGTTTGATTTATGATGTTTGGGATATGTCTGTTAAATTTAATTATCCAATACCAAATTCAGGATTAACAAGCCCATATCCATATCCAGGAGCAATTGATTGGACATTTGTAAACCCAAAACCAAAAGAAAAAACATTCTTTGAATTTGCACAAACATTCTTTAATAATTTAATTAATGTAAGAAACAGACAATACATCAATGACGGTAAAACTGGTGGATATCCGGCATTACAATCAATATATTGGAAATACCTTCAATCTGAAGAAACTGTAGGTATACCATCTAATAAGTTTACTTATCAAAAAATGATTGATTATACGTTAGGCTTAGGTAATCATTGGCAAAGACTTTTAGAACAAGTAGTACCCGCAACGACACTTTGGTTAACAGGTGCAAAATATGAAAACTCAATTTTTCATAGACAAAAATTTGTATATAGGAGACAGAGAGGTTGTGTGTTTATACCTGTTGAGTGTATACCGTGTGAATATAATGGGCAAGTTTTTGCTTATGATTGTATTGATCAAACATTAAAATGTAATTTGGGTAACATAACATCATCTTATGGTCCTAAAGCATTAAGTAGCGTATTAGAAAGGTTTTTAAAATCAGAAGGATACTCATTAAGGGAATGCGATACAAATAGTATCATTACCGAATGGTTCATTGATTGTAGATTAGATAATGATGTATTAATCCAAGAAAGTTTTTACACCGGATATGGAAATAATGATTTTCCTACACAAACGCAAATTATAAATGCTATTAATGATAAATTAATTGGTTTATATAATTATGGTTTAAACTATTATTTAGCCGGTAACACCTTAATCGTTAGTAATTCAACTTGTTATGATGACTTCACAAATAAGACTTTATATTTAAATATAGGAATAAACATACAAATTAACTGCGACAGGGCGGTTAACTTTAATATAGGAGTGGGATAAAATGGCGTATTGTATAACAGGTTTTACATCGGGTGGGTATTATAACTTTATAAACTGTTGCGGTTTAAAAGAAGAAGGGTTTGCGAGTACTATTATTAATGTTTGTATTGATTCTAATTATTCCGCAACAACACAAGGGATAATTTATGATGTGTCATCAACCTGTACAAGTAACTGTAACCAAGGGCCATTAAATTATAATTTTACAGTCACAGGTACGTGTTACGCCGGATCAGGAACAACAATTATAAACGTATTTAATGGACAACCAATATATACCATCAATAATGAAATACCTGGTACTTTAGGGTCACAAACAGGATTAGGTCCCTTCACTTTTAGTGGTTTAAGTGCTGGTACATATACGTTTAGAATTAATGATTCGTCAGGTGGTGTTAATGAAGATGTTTTTGTCAATATAGTTATTTCAGATTGTTTTGTGGTTAGTACCTATAACGTTTCTGGTACAACTTGCGGTTTAGATAATGGAAGTTTTTATGTTAATGGTAGTAGCTCTTCATCACCTTATAGTTTTTTCATATATAAAGACAGTAATTTAATCGATTTACAATCATCAAACACCCTACCATACCAATTTACTAATTTAAGTGCAGGTACTTATTACGTTACTATGGTTGATTATGGTAACGTATCGGCAAATACAGGAACAATTCTAATTTCACCTAGTGTTGGTGTTGATTTTGGTTTTTGGAAGGTTGACACATCAAACTGCGTGATCGATAAAGGAAAATTGGCAGTAACAGGGATAACAGGAACCGCACCATACACCTATTTATGGTCTAATGGTGAAACAACATCACTAATAACTGGACTAACACAAGGTTCATATATCTGTACTGTTACCGATAGTTTAGGTTGTCAGACAACAAAAAGTGAACTAATAGGTGTTGTTGATCCTTTAGGGTTAGGACTTCTTACTTCGGTAAACCCTTCTTGTTTTGCCTCTGATGGAACATTAACTTATACAATAACCGGAGGATCACGACCACTTTATTATTCCGCAACTACCGGTCAAGTAGGTTATACTTTTGATGACACCATAATACTTACTAATTTAAGTAGTGGTTCATATATTCTTAATGTTAGGGATGCAAATTTTTGTGAAATAAATTTAACCGGGAATTTAATCCCCCAAGACGGGTTTAATGTTGTAGATACAATAATAACAAATTCAAATTGCAACCAACAAAATGGTAGTGTTAAAGTGCAACTTGCAGGTCAAAATGGTTTTTACACTTATGTTTTATCCGGCCAAAATGGGACTTTATTAACAAATACGACTCAAGACCAAACATATACGTTTAATAATTTATTAAATGATAATTATATTTTAGCTATTTCAGGATCTGGTACAAATTGTTTTTATAATACTACTTTATCTATTAATTCTGTGCAAAAATTTACAATAACCGCAACAACAACAAATGCGTCTTGTGGTCAATATAATGGTGAAATAGAAATTAAGGTTTCTAGTGGTTACACCGGACCTTTAGATTATATATTAAGTGACGGCCAATCATCAATAAATAAACCATTTTCAGCACATACTTTTTATAACCTAAATGCGGGAACATACACAGTAAATGTTGTTGACGACGCGGGGTGTATAGTTTCAGAAACTGTAACAATTTCAACAACACCTGAAATAGTATTTTCAGTAAATGAAACTGATTGTACAAATGGTAGTAATGGCAAGGCTGAGGTTGTAATTTATCAAGGACGACCACCTTTTACTTATGAATGGTCAGATAATGTACCATATAGTCAAACAGGAGCAATAGTGACAGGTTTAACTGCTGATACATATGCGGTTATAGTTACAGATAATAATGGGTGTGTTTCTGAACAGAGATTTGAAATTTTTTGTAAAGGACTACTTCTTAGTAGTTATAATTTTTTTACAATTTGTGAAGACGAATTTACTACCACAACCGGAACACAAAGGGGGTTTGATGAAATGTTGAATGAAGGTTATATGGACATCACGTCTGGTTATACTGGTTGTAGTTTTAATAGTGCGGAATTCATTGCTCAGATTAATATTAATGGAAGTGCTTATACACAAAGTTTCTATACCGCAACAACACTAAATGACGTACCACAAGATAGTTTATGGCAATCCACAATAGAAGGTATACTTTCCGGTATAACTGAAATTGGTGAATACAGTATAGATATATTAAACAATACTTTACAAATAAAATCTAATTGTAGTGGTGATTATGATCCGTTGGCTGATGCACCATTTAGTTTGGGTCTACAAATAGTATATGACGTTGTTTGTACCGAAGGAGTCACTCCAACACCAACTCCAACACCTACAGCAACACCAATAAATTGTTCAATGTCAGGATACACATTTGAAATAAACCAAATTATACCTACTCCTACACCTAGCCCTACACCCACACCTATTTGTTTTGGGTATTTGTATAATTGGTATGCTGCGACAGATGTTAGAAATATTGGTGCAATTGGGTGGGAAGTTCCTACAATATCGGATTATCAAGTTTTAGCAGATTATTTAGGGGCAGCAGGCAATTATTTATCGAACACTGTTGGTGGTAAATTAAAAGTGACCGGATTAACTTATTGGATTAGCCCAAATTTAGGAGCAACTAATGAAGTTGGGTTTAATGGTGTTGGAAGTGCGGGAAGAGCACTGGGAGGGTTCTCAACTTTAGGTGCAAATGGTAATTTATGGACAAGGGATAACCCATTCGCAACTTTGGGATATCTGGGTCAATTATACAGTAATGATCAAAAATTTGCGTGTGTAAATAATAATTTTTATCCTAAAAAGGATGGTTATTCTTTAAGATTAAAAAAAATAACTACAACATTAAGTAATGGACAAACAGGTACTTATGTTGGAAATGATGGAAAAACATATACTACTATTTGTATTGGAACACAAGAATGGTTATCTCAAAATTTAACAGAAACTAAATATAGAGATTTAACTGACATACCGAATGTTAGTGATCAATCAACTTGGGATGGGTTAACAACAGGTGCTTATTGTGTTCACGATACATTGGATGTTAATGGTTGTTCATTTCCGACACCATAATTATAAAATGGATAATAATAAACAAACGTAATAAATTAATATATGTCATTTTCAGCAGTAACATGTTTAACATACACAGGGACAACAACATTAGGAGGGGTATTAAATTTATATAGTGATGTTGATAGTTTTACAACAGCCTTTCAAACAAACGTAAATTTATCGGCAATAACAGGAAATCAATGTCCGTATTATATAAATAACGTCCCAGACGGAACATCACAAATTAGAGCTTTTGATATTGGAACGGGTTGTTATTGTGATATACCTATACAATCAAATAATCTTTGTACAACCTGTAATTTAGATTTTAATTCATATAGTGCGTCAACTGTGGGTAGATTAGTTGCTGGAAGAATTACGGGTAGTTGTGATTCTAACATAACCGATTATAGAATATATTGGTATGAAACAGGAAACACAACAACACCGGCTTATATTTCAGGGTTTGGAACCGCATATACTCCTTATAATTTTACACACCCTTTAACAGGAAACACTGCTATTTTTGCACAAGAAGGCACATATAAACCAATTATTGATAAAATCAAATTAAGTGGTTTAACCTTTTCACAAACAGGAGGAACAGGTTTTATACCTGCGGAACTTGAATGTTTTGATACAACAACGGTCACAGTCAACCCTTTTACTTGTTCAAATGGGACAACTAGCAATGACCCTAGATACAAACACAGAGTAAATTTTTTAAGTGCGTCTAATGGGGTACCGCCAGTATCTCTTGATAGTACTTTTTTATTAACAGGTACTACTAATTATTTTGCTTGGAGATTTTGTGGATTTGACGTACCAGATAGACTAAGAATGTTTTATTCAGGATCCGCATACCAAAGTGAACTTCTTTTAGAAGACATTGTTATGGGTAAAAACTTAACTAATAGTGATTTTACAATTAACACATTACCAAAAAGTGCAAGCACCAGGAATAGTGGAGATTATATAAAAAAAGTAACTTGTTTAACAGGACTAACTAGAAATCCCGGAGATAAGATTATATTACAAGTAATCCCCAATACCTTAAACCCACAAACAAATTGGGATTATTATTTTACTTGTTTAGATACAATGGAATCTAACCCATGCGGACTTACTTTTCCTTCATATCAAATAGTATTTTCTTCAATTACATATAATCCTGGTAATTGTAATAGGCCTTTTGTTAGTTTTCAAATTAGCGGATGCCCATACCAAGCGGATAATTTTTCTAAATACGTTTTATCAGATGGAAGTGGTAATTCAATCACTAATTCTGATTATAGAACTGAATTTTACACTCCGCATGGAGTTAGCTATAGTTTCCTATTAAGTGGTAGCACATCCAATTCTTACGTACTTCAAGGCAATCAAACTAAGTTTTGTGAAAATCCATCTACAAATATAATTACTTATAAAAAATATATTAGTGGAGGAACGGGGGTTATTGATATGGAGTTTAATAATATTAATGATTTTAATACATATTATTTAAATTATTCGTCTATTAACTCCTCATCAACTTCAGGACTATATGGGTTTCCATGTGCATCCGCTAGTGGATCATATAGCGGGACACCTTTTGATAATACAGATATTAGATATTACAGATACTACGAATTAAGAATACCAAACAATACGGGAACCACTTTTTGCGGCGACGGCACAACAGAAAGAATTTATTACATACACCCATCAACAGTGGTAACAACCGGGTTTACTAGCCCAAATTATACACTAAGATTTACTATGCCAATAACAAATTTAGGTATTTCCTTAACTGGGTGTAGTAATTCTGGCCTCACCGCAACCGCACGTGGGGTAGTAAATGTAATGAACACATCTTCCACCGGTATTACAAATAACTTTACTGGAACAACATTAACTGGAAGTAAATTTATCGTACCATTTGCGGTGATTGGAATGTGTGCTGCTACAGGTGTAACACAAACTTTTGTAGAAACGACGAGAAGGTATTTTGCTGTACCAAAATATTTAAATGAAACGATAGTGTTTAGTGGTAACCCTTATGTTATTGCACCATCACTAAGTGCTCAAACATTCAATTTTAATACTTCGGCATTTACCCTTAATAGTTACGTGAACACTTCATTAAATGCATATGTAAGGCATACATATCAATACGCCGTTCAATTAACTAACCCTAATGTTGATAGTAGAGATTTTTCAATAAGTGCAAGAACCCAAACAACTGGCGGATCTAATGGTCCATACACTTTAATTTATAGTTATACTGGAGTGACATCCGCAGGAACAGTACATAATCCATCTTATTTTGTATTATGACAACACAAGTTTTTACCATATCAGGAATTACGGGCGGAGTACCACCACTTACCTTTTTTTTATGTGACCAAAACGGTGAAAATTGTTCTTATTTAGGTAATACTGCCGGAACTTATACGGCGTCGACTTTTTACTCTACCGCGACAAATTTTTTAGTTAAAGTTGTTGATAGTAATGATTGTTTTGTGTTTAAAACGATTAGTTGTATTAATGAAACTTATTTCATAATAACTGAAGAAGGTTTTATATTGACTACTGAAGACGGCGATGGTTTAGATTTCATATAGATTTATATTTATAAAATATGTTAATAGAAATTTCAGGAGTTACTGGCGGACAATCACCATATGATGTATTTTTATGTACAACGGCTAATACGTCTTGTTTTTTTATATCAGGAAATACTTTTATACCACCAAATATTATAATAGATAGTGAAGATTATTTTCCAGGTGAAGATGTTTTATTATTAAGACTAATAGATACAAATGGTTGTGTTTATAATGAAATACAAGACTGCCTAGTACCACCACCAAGTCCTTGTATTTGTAAAGAATATAAAGTAATATGGGGACATCCTGGTTTAATTACTTTTTCATATGATCCTTGTTGTCCTAGTGGGATAACCACAACCACAACAATTAATTTCCCAACCACATTTTCTTTTTCATCATCTACTACTCCAAATTTAATTGCAGGTTTTGGTGGAATAATAACACAAATAGGCGATTTATGTCCTTGTACTTAACCTTTATTTATATTTAAGTGGGTTTACATTTTTATTATGAAAATTTTTGTTCAAATAGCGTCTTACAGAGACCCTGAACTTATACCGACAATTAAATCATGTATAGATAATGCAAAAAACCCAAACAATTTAGTTTTTGGTATTTGTAGACAATTTAATAAAGATGATAAATTTGATGACCTTAGTGAATATGAAAATGATAAACGTTTTAGAATTATAAACATATCTTTTGAAAACGCCAAAGGTGTTTGTTGGGCAAGAAATAAAGTACAACAACTATATAATGGTGAAGAGTATACTTTACAGATTGATTCCCATATGAGATTTGAAAAAAATTGGGATGAAGAGATGATAAATATGATTAATCATCTTCAAAAAAAAGGACATAAAAAACCACTACTAACCGGTTACGTTTCTTCATATACGCCACAAAACGACCCAAACGGTAGAGTAAGGGTTCCTTGGCGTATGGTTTTTGATAAGTTTATACCTGAAGGTGCTGTATTCTTTTTACCCGAAATAATACCAAATTGGGAAACATTAAGTGAACCAGTACGTGCCAGATTTTATTCTGCTCATTTTTGTTTTACATTAGGTCAGTTTTCAAAAGAAGTACAACATAACCCTGATTTTTATTTTCACGGGGAAGAAATATCAATAGCCGTAAGGGCTTTTACACATGGATATGATTTATTTCACCCACATAAAGTTTTAATATGGCATGAGTACACAAGAAATGGTAGAACAAAACATTGGGACGACCAAAAAGAGTGGTGGAAATCAAATAATCGGGCACACGATCTTAATAGAAAATTGTTTGGTATGGACGGTAACGATTTAATGGATCAGGGTGTATATGGGTTCGGTAAAGAAAGAACTTTAAGAGATTATGAAAAATATGCTGGATTGTTATTTTCTAAAAGGTTAGTCCATCCTGAAACACTACAAAAAAAATACCCACCAAATAGTGAGTATAAAAATGATTTAGAATGGGAAAATAGTTTTTTAAAAACTTTTGAGTATGTGATTAATTTAAATAAAGAAGACTTAACAGAAAATGATTATGATTTTTGGGCAATAACATTCCATGATGAAACGGATAGAGAAATGTATAGAAAAGATGCCGACTATAATGAAATAAATTACATATTAAAAGAACAAACTTTTAAAATAAAAAGAACTTTCCCTGTAGATAAAAATCCTAAGTATTGGACCGTTTGGTTCCACTCAAAAAATAAAGGTTGGTTGAATAGAGTGACGGGTGAAATATAAATAAAACATAAAAATAATTTAATAAAATAAATGTTTGATTATTTATATAATAAAGTAATTTTTAGATGGCGGATATTATATTAAGTAGTTGTTGTTATACACAAATAGTTTATAGTGCTACTACTTGGGCTGGATTAACAGCGCCAGGTACCGTATTCAACATTACTGGTGATACGACAATTATTGATGGGTGTTACACTGTGGTACCTGTTGGAACACCAACAACCACAACATCTTTGGTTGGTACCGCAACAATTGTTTCGGGGTGCACACACCCTAGTTGTGAAATTTGTTGTGATGAATCCGTTTGTGTCGACATACCTATTGATTCATATAGTGGGTATAACGGAACCTATAGTTTAGTTGGGAGTTATAACGCTAAACCCTATTGGACTGGAGGTACTGACATTGGTTTTATATTTTACGACTCGACAAAATGGTGTATTGGTGATGCGTTAGGTGGTACAGTATTTTTCTTTGGGTCTTACCCAACAGATAGTACTTGCCCTGATTTTAGCTCAACTTTTTATTATGAAGGTAGTTGTTCGGTAACACCTACCCCAACACCAGACCCATGTAGTGTGTTAGATTTTGACGTTCTATTAGAGTGCGAAATACCTACACCCACACCTACTCCGACGCCGACACCAACCCCTACACCAACACCTACGCCAACTCCGACACCTGACGTTTGCTCTGCATTTACTGCAGATATAAGTTTTGTTGAAATAACACCTACACCTACGCCAACACCTACACCTACACCAACACCTACACCAACACCTACGGTGACACCTTCGGCTGATACCGTAACTTTTTTAATTGATAGTGGTAATTTTGTGTGTTCGGCGGTTAAGTTGTTAGAGGATTGTGAAACTACTGATTTATATTATGTTAATGACCCATTAATTTACAACGGTTCAGGTTTAACAACAGGAACAACATTCTTAGTACAATTAAATGACTTTAATTCAGATCAAATACAATGTGTTACTTATACCCAAAGCCTTTCTAAACTATCACCAACAAGAATTGTAAAACAAATATTTGAAGTTTATAGTGGTGGTTGTCAAGAATGTGTGGTACCGGTGGTAGACCCATGTTCGGCGTTTACAGCTTCTATCAGTATTGAAGAAATTATACCTGACCCTATAGTTTATCCTGTGGGAACATCATTTATATTTACTTCATGTACAACTAACTCTATGGTAATACAAGTGGCGTATCCGCCTACAAATATTGTTACAGATGATATATTAAAGAATACGTCAGGACAATGTTATACGTATATTGGAAACTTTGTAAATTATATACCACCTGCAGGGTTTGTTATTGCAAGTACTGATATGTTTACTGCGAATACACAAACAGTATATAGTGATTGTATAGATTGTTTAGCACCAGCACCAATTTTATTACCATACATTCAATGGAGAGGTAAGGCGGAATACTCTTTAGCCTGTCCTGTTTGTGAATTAACTGACTTTGGTGGTGACTATGGTTGGTATACATCATCTGCTAGTACAACATTACAAACAGGAGTATACGTTTATGAGGATTCAAATTTAACTATTCCACTATATGTTGACTATATCAAATACTCAAATAAAATATATACTGTCGATTCACAAGGAAAAATTACAGAATATTGTACAGTAAATGGAAATTGTACATAAAATTAATATTTATAACTAATGGCAATACAAATAACTATAAATTCGGTAACATCAGGACAAAGTCCTTATAACCTTTACGTTTGCGATTTGTGTAACGGAGGTACCTGTCAATATATTGCAACAACAAGTACAATACCATATACTTTTACCTTACCAACTATTTTTGAAACATATAGTTCATACGCGGTTAAAATAGAAGACGCTAATGGTTGTAGTTACTGTGAAACTTCAGGACCATCGGCAAAACAATTCCAAGACGGACAATATTTTGAGTTTATGGATGGTAGTGAATACGGATTTCAATAATAACTAAATAAAAAAATAAAAAAATGGCAAGATTAACAGATAAAACATTAGCACAATCAACCGCAATTACAAGGACAACTTTAGTACATATTGTTACTACTGGTGATACTTCACAAAACTCGGCAGGGTCATCATATAAAGCTGAACTACAACAGTTAGCACCAACAATAGGTGGTTATCAATATTATAGTGCAGTAACAGTAACAAGCGCACAAACTTTAAATTTAAATACCTCACCAGTAGAAATTCTACCATCATTAAGTGGTAATAAATATTATGACATGAAAGTATATAGTGAGTACAACCACGCAACAACTGCATACACCACCTCTGGAGCTTTAAGATTAATTAATATATCAGGAGTAACGATTTTGAATTCAATAAATATTAACGCATTAACTGAAAATACGGCAACAGTTGCAACGAACGGTAATACAATCGCAGGTGGTACACTTAACAGTAATATAAGTTTATCACAATCAACAAGTAACCCAACAGGTGGTAATGGTTCATTAAAATTAAAAGTATACTATAATATAGTTAGTTTCGGATAATAAATGGGATTATTAAGCGGAAATAGTTGTAATATTATAACAATCTTACCTATGGGTTTAGATTGTGATAGTATTGACGCGTCCACACCTGACGCAACAAATGGTTTTGTTGCTCTGTATATAACAGGAGGAACACCACCATATAATGTATCGTGGGATAATGGACAACAAGGTACGTTTTTATCTAATTTATCACCGGGTAGTTACACGGCAACGGTTATTGATTATTATGGTGATTTTACTGCAACTACAACTTGTGTGGTCGGTTTTGAATCGTTCTATTTAGAAGAGTTTGAAAATTGTAAAGATTCATCTAAAGTTTATTATTTAGCAGATTTACCATCGACATTTGAAGTAGGTAAAATATATGAATTAACAACACAGGCGGGTTGTTGGATAAGTAGTGGTATCACATTATACAATACACAAACATATATTAATAGTTTTGCACAAGTTGAATCAGGACCATATAATGAGTGTGAAGACTGCGATCCACCACCAACACCTATTGTTTATCCACCAAAATTATGTATAACATATGGTGACGGTAAAACATTCGTATCAGATGAAGTAAATTCTGGCAACACAATTAATGGTTATCCTTCATGGACCGCATCCTCATCTAATCAAGTAATTTATTATAACACAGGAACAACAAGATGGGAAATTTCTGGTTGGACACAAAGTGGTATTCCGGTATTTAATAGTCCTACAATACCACCTGTTGGTAGTTGGACAATTTTAGGTACATATGGTAAAACGTTAGTCATAAATGAAGGAGAGTGTCCACCATCACCATTAACTATGAGGTTATCAAATAACCCACCAACATGTTCAACCACAGGAGATGGGAGTATTGTTGTAACACCAATAGGTGGGACCTCACCGTACGCATACTCAATAAATGGTATAAACTACCAAAGCGGTAATGTATTTACAAATCTTATCGCTGGAACATATACGTTATATGTAAAAGATTCAAATAATACTGTTGTATCACAATCTACTTTATTAACCGCTCAAGAAACTTTTCAAAATTATACAATAAATTTAACACCAATAACACAAACATCGGTAATAGCATCAATTACAGAAACAAGAACATATACGTTTAAAATAGAAGTAACACCACAGTTACCACCAACAAAAACATTATCTTTTGTTTTACCTATGAATATTTTAATGACTGGAAATACAACAACTGATTCTCCGGTGATACAAACATCTCAAACATTTACATTAACATTCACAACAAACGGTGTGGCAACAATGACAGGACCTGTAAGTACTACTACGCCAATAACGAGTACAACACCTAAACCTCTACCATGTAGACTTACCGACATTAACACAAGTGCATACACTCAAAACTACCAAGGTAGTATTACGGGTGGTGGATCAATAATCGGTACATTAGTACAACAATTAACAATACCAATGGTCGGGATTGAAAAATATAGATGTGGTTTAAATTCAGGTATTAAAAACGTAATTAGTATAACAAATCAAAATTTGACACCACCAACTTGTGCATATTTAAATAGTGCAATTCAACCATTAACTTATCAATTTTATAAAACAGGATTAACCGCATTTTCATAAAATACCAATAATTATATTTATAGTATATGTCATACATAATTAAAAATACCGCAGCATTAATTAACACAAAACTTACCGACGCTGCAAGAAAAAAAATATCACAAGGTAGATTTGATATATCTTATTTTCAAGTAGGTGATAGTGAAGTTTGTTATAATTGTGTAAATGGACTTAATTTAACTGATTTAAATGTATTAATGCCACAGGATAATGGTCAAAATTTGGCACCAGCACCTGAAAAAAATAGAATGCATATTAAATACCCATTATTTTTAGATTCAACATCAGGGGCGACTTATGGTGTTCCGTTTGATGCGTCTTACATTGATAATGTATTTAATAGTGCGGCACCAAGAGGGTTTTATAGTGGTTACAGTGTTTCGGGTTTTACATTACTAACAACATCGGCATACACAATCAACCCGAATTTTTATGTAGATAACACTACACTTACATCAGGAACAACATTTACATTATCAGGAATAAGTATAAATCCAAGTGTTTCAGGAACGGTGACTCCAGGAATGATATTAACAATTTTTAGTAGTAACTCAATAACACCTTTGAGTGGTGCCGCACCAATATACACATATGTTGTTGTTTCAGTAACAGGTGAGTCATCAACAGCAACAACCATAACAATAGAAGTTGATAGAAACTTACCTAATTTCACAACATTAGGTTATACAGGTTCAAGTAGTGTTGTGTTTTACCCGTCAGGGATGACCGCACTTTATGATTCAATAACACCACAACCTTATTGGAATATAGATGCGTTTAACTTTGAATCAAATTGTGATATTTCACAAACAGATGTAAAAGTTTGGAACATGAATAGTCCTTGGACTGAATCACCAGCAGGAACATTAAACACAATTTACCAAGACTTTAATTATTATCCTTCTACAGGCTATACGGGAACAAAAGAATATTTAGGGTATAAATCAGATGACGGTCAAAAAGATACGGACAGAGTTTATTACTATAATAGTTTTTCAGAAGAAATAACAATTAAACCATCAGACCAAAAAGCAATTGCAATAGTACACTACACAAATCAAGCGATAGATAACTATTACGGAGAAAAGTTTGCAATGCAAGACTATGATCCAAACAATCCGGGTAACACAGGACAGGCAAGAAATTTTAAACTTAGTATTCCTTGGTTAATGTGGCATAAAAATCCAAATGGTACTATAGGTGAAGATTTTTATACTGACCCATCTGGTTTTACATCGTTAAATCTTTTTGAGGTTCATTATATTAAAAGTAAAAAAGACATCCAATTTAATACGCCAGGTTTAAGATATTATCACCTTTGGGATACACACGCAAATACAAACGGTTACCCAAATAGGGTCGGTAAAGTATTTCCTGATATGAAATTAATTGTTTTTGATGACGATGAGATTGTTGCAACACTTAATAGTAAATCAAATAGAAGTTGGTCATTACCAGCACCAAAAGTCGGTTTAGTAACACCAAATACTTTTAGTGGTATTTTAGGTGGTGTACAAGGACTTTTAAGTGGTGACAGTGAAAGTTTATTTTTAACATATAGATTAGATAGTACTGGATTTACAAATTCACTTCATTGTAATTATTATTCAAGAATTTCAGGAAACGACCAAAGTTTATTACCAGGAGCGTCTGACATTATTGTAAGATTTGGAAACGAATTTCCATTTTTAGTATCAAATATCTCAACAACACCATCAGGTTTTACGGCAAATAATTTTAAACTATTAGCCCAAAAAGTTCCTAGTGGCGCTACAAGACCATCAGTCACACAATGGAGAGAAATCGACATGTACAGTCAAATATCTGCAACCACATTAAATGGATATTTAACTATTGATAGTTTGACTGGTGTAACTTATCAAATAACAAAAGATTTATATGATAATGCACCTATATATAATTTGAATGATTATATCAGTTTACCGGTTTTAAATCAAACAGGGCAAACCTTTAATTTTGGAAGTGACTACTTCTTTTTTGGTAACATTCAAACAGACATTCAAGCAACAATATACGTAATGAATTTCTTAGTTAATATGGGACAAACTCAATTTTTTGATTCATCAAACCCAACTTGGAATAATACGGTTCCACCATACATCACCGAAGTTGGACTTTACAATGCCGACAAAGAACTTATGGTTATTTCTAAGATACAGTCACCTCAAAAAAGACAAGGTATACAACAGTATCCAATTAAATTAGATTTTTAAATTTTATGAACAAAACAGATCTTAAAAACTCACCTAAAGTGTTGGGTTTAGACATTTCAACCAAAACAATTGGATGGAGTTTATTTGACATTAGAACTCAAGAACTTTTAGAACTAACACATTTCTCACCTGTCATCAAACCAAAACCAGAAGATAAAATTGAAGAACTTATTTTAAAGGTAAGAGCTTTTGAAGAAAAGTTAGAAGGTTATAGAAATTTAGGTATTACAAAAGTAATAATCGAAGAACCATTATTGAACTCAAATAATATATGGACAGTTGGTACCTTATTAAGGTACAATTCAATGATTACAAAATCAATTTATGACATTTTAGATATAGTACCATCATTTATTTCAACGTATAACTCGAGAAAATTTGCATGGCCTGATTTTGTCCAACAAAATGATAAAGGAAAACATGTTTTGTTTGGTGGATTACCAAAGGATATAGATAAAAAAGAACTTATTTGGAAAAAAGTATCAGATAAAGAACCACAAATTACTTGGCTATATACAAAAAATAATACACTTAAAAAAGAGTGTTTTGATATGGCTGATTCATATACTTGTGTATTAGGTTATATGAAGCAAGAAAAAATTTGGTAATTTATTTTTTTTTTGATTTTTTTAAAGTCTAATATATTTATATATAAATTAAAAACCTATGAAAAATATATTATCAGAAATCACAGAACAAGAAAAGAATAGAATTCTTGAAATGCATAAAACCGCGACTAGTAAGTTTTATTTGAATGAGGATGTTACAGGTTTACCACAATTAACCGACTTATATAATGAAATTTTAACGGAATTTATAAAAATTATCCAACCAAAAATAAATTCAATTTTAGGTACTGATCAATTTATTTTAAAACCAATGAATGACGGAACACAAATATGGTTTAAAGTTGAAAATAAAAAAAATGTTTTTAAAAATAGAAATACTGCTCAGACAGAAGATAAATTCAAAATAGGTGATGCTACAAATGCGGTTTTAAATGTGACTAAATTTTTTAAATGGTTAGAAAATCAAGATGTTTATATTGAAAGTATAATAAAAGATACTGATAAATTGTATTTTGGTAAGACAAGAAAATTAGAAGATTTTTGGTTACAAGATGATTGGTATAACGCAGTAGACCAAGTAGAAAGAAAGGGATATTTTGATAAGTCCTTTAGTTACCAAGAAAAATAATAGTAACCCACCCCATAAAGGTGGGTTTTTTGTTGTTTGACATTTTACCCTTATTTCGTATCTTTTAGGTATGAAAGAAGAGTCACTATTAGTTGACCTTATTGAGAATATTTTTGGTGAACCTAAGAACGTAAATGAATATAGTGGTCAAATATCTGTTGACTGTCCCGTTTGCTCCTATGAGATAAAAGGTCTATCAAAAACCGATGGTAAGGGAAATTTAGAAATAAATTATATTAACCATGTTTATAAATGTTGGGCGTGTTCTGAAACACATGACACTCACGGACATTTAGGTAGACTTATTGAACAGTTTGGGTCAAAAAAAGATAAAAAAACATATAACCTCATTAGACCGGATAAGGTAGAAAAAAAACAAAAAGAATATAAAAAATTAGAACTACCAAAGGAGTATAAAAAGTTTGAGGAAATACACCCACTACACGTACCAAGAAAAGAGGCCTTTAATTACCTTAAAAAAAGAGGTATAACTCAAGAAACAATAGATAAGTATAACATTGGTCTTTGTGTTGAGGGTGAGTATGCCGGTCGTATAATAGTTCCTTCGTTTAATAAAAAGGGCGAATTAAACTTTTTTGTATCAAGGTCATGGAACCCAAGATCAAAGTTAAAATACAAAAATCCTGAAGCGGCAAAAGACTTCCTTATTTTTAACGAAAGTTTAATTGATTGGAAAAAAGATATATACCTTGTTGAGGGTGTGTTTGATTCTTTCTTTTTAGACAATTCAATCGCGTTATTAGGGAAATACGTTAATGATAATTTATGGGAAAAATTATACGAAAAGGCAAAAAAAGATATAATTGTTTGTCTTGATGGAGACGCATTTGAAGACGCTAAAAATATATACGACAAATTAAACGGAGGAAAACTTTATGGTAGAGTTAAACTAATGAAACTACCAAAAGATAAAGATGTTTGTGACCTTAGAGGTCAAATAAACGAATA